TTTATAAGTTATGGCAGAGAATGCATTTAGTGAATGGTTTCAAAAGAAAGGAAGCGAGTGGCTAAAGAAAGCTTCTGATCTAGTTAAAAAAGATGACGATAAAGACGAAAAGGATACGGAATATTTAGAAAGATCAAAAAAATTAGCTGATAAAGAAAAAACAGAGAAAGAATTAGATATAGAGGTTGGTGAAGTAGACGAACTTGATACAGAAGGAGAAGCTGAACGTGACGCAGCGGCTGTTATTAAAGCTAAGGAGCTTATAGAAAAAGGTAAATTGGAAGAAGAAGAATCCGATAAAGAACTTAAAAAAAAACTAGACGGAATTAAAGAAGTTATCGATACTTTCGAGAGCTTCACCGCAGGTGTACCGCTTGATGTCCCTCAGTGGGAAGGGGAAATAGCGGATCCTTATGAGGGTGCAGGCGCTTTAAGCGACCTTCAACAAAAGGAGAATCAAAAAGCTTTACTCGCCCAGATAACAGGTTATACTAGCCCAATGCAAAGGGCGGTTGATCTCGAAAAGAGATTAACGAACTTAGTAAGATATACATAGGAGAAAATTATGGCAGGATCAAATATTACAGCAGTAAGACTAACATCGACTGGAGCAATTTCTGCAGGACCCATTAGACTTTTTGGAATGGTTGCACTTCCAGCAGCTACGGCAGGAACAGTCGTTTTTGACGATGGAGGAACTAATCTATTAACGATGGATACACCAGCTGGTGTTGATAGTGGTCAAATATGGATTTCGTTTCCTGAAGCAGGAATAAGATTTGCAACCAATTGTACTGCAACAATGACAAATGTTACTGCAATTACAGCATTTTGGGGATAATCAAAAATGGCTTTATCAGATCAAGCGACATTTGCTTTAACAGTAAATGACGTAATACAAGAAGCATATGATCGAATTGGAGGAGATCCAATTCTAGGTTATGATGTACGATCAGCTAGACGTAGTTTAAATATTATGTTTAGTGATTGGGCTAATCGTGGTTACAATCAATGGACTGTTGAAGAAAAGGATTTAACAATAGTTAAGAGTACAATCTCATACGATCTTCCCGCAGATACAATCGATATAATTAATGCTAATCTTTTGGAAAGTGACGGAAAGTACTACGCCATGTCAAGATTAGGTCTTAATGATTATTCAGCTATTCAAAATAAAGCAACAGAGTCAAGACCGACTCAATTTTATCTTCAAAGAACATCAACACCTAAGATTTATTTATATCCAGCTCCAGATGATTCTTCAGATGTTGTAAATTACTGGAGGATTCGAAGAATTATGGACGTTACAGCAAGTACTGTTGATGGAGTAGAACAAAATACAGATGTTCCCTCGCGTGCGATTGAATGTATGTGTTCGGGACTAACTTTCTTTTTATCTCAAAAAAGACCTAATATTGATATTAATAGGCGTGCAGAATTAAAATTAGATTATGAAGCAGCTTTTGAAAGACTAATAGCTGGTGATGATAGTCCTTCAACTAGGATTATTCCATCGACTTCATATTATAACGGGTTGGGTTAAATATTATGTCTAATTTACCAGGACAAGGAAAGAGACCTAAAAGAGCCCCTTTTCAGAAGTGGGCTCCTGGACAATTTGGACTGGCGATCTCTGATCGAAGTGGATTAGCTTTTCCTTATAATGAAATGAGATTTGAATGGACTGGAGCTTTCGTTCATGATTCAGAATGGGAACCTAAACAACCTCAATTATCTTTAACATATTTTACAGACGCAGTAGCTTTAAAAAATGCTAGACCTCAAGCGAACTTATCTCAAACGGGAGGAGTTCCTGATCAGCTTGAACCTATTTTTCCACCGACAATTCCATCACCATATTTAGGTCTTGCTCAACCAAGCACAAATTTGTTAACATCTAGTCTAGGAAGTGTTACTATCGTTATCACATGAGTGATAGTGAATCTAAAGATATTCCCAAACATAAAAAAATTGGTGTTACGGTATCTACTCCCGCATATGGAGGTTTATTATGCGAAGGTTATTTTCATGGAGTATTAAAACTATCAGCCCTTTTCGCTCAACAAAAAAATTGGAAGCTATATATAAATACAATGGGAAATGAAAGTCTTATCACCCGGGCGAGAAATACTCTTGTTGCTCAATTTTTAGATTTATGTGAAAAAGAACCAGAAGAACATACTCATTTAATGTTTATCGATGCTGATATAAGTTTTACAGCAGAAGGTGTTAAAAGAATGATTGAGTATGATAAAGATATAGTTACAGGTGTATATCCTCGAAAAAGTATAGACTGGAAAGGTATCGAAGCAATGTGTAAGAAAGGAGATTTTGAAATGTTAGAGCAAAAATCCCTAGGTTATAATATCAATTTCGTTAATCCTAAAAATATTCAAATGGATAAAGGCTTCGTCGAAGTCCTGGATTCAGCTACTGGCTTTATGTTGATTAAAAAAGAAGTCTTTTTTAAGTTAAAGAAAGCTTTTCCCTATCTTAAATATACTACTGATCAAATTATTAATGGTCAACCTTTTAAATCAAAGAATTGCTATGCATTTTTTGACTGTATTATTGATGAAAAAAGTAATAGATATTTAAGTGAAGATTATGCTTTTTGTAGACTTTGGCAAAAAGTTAAAGGAAAAATTTATGCTGATTTAATGAGTCCACTATCTCATTATGGAACATATGGATTTAGAGGAAATGTTTGGTCAAAATTTAATGTGGCAGAAAAAGATAAACATAAATTAAAAGAACATACATTAAAAAAAGAAAAGGAAAAGAAAAATGGCGATGACATACACAAGTCTAACAAGTGATATTCAAACTTGGATGGAGAATACAGGAACTGATTTTGTCGCGCAGATTCCAAATTTTATAGCAGCAACAGAATTTAGATTATCGAGAGAAGTTGATCCTATAGGCTTTGAATCTCAACAAGCTTCTGCCTTTACTGCTAACGATCCATATTTAAGTATTCCTACAAGTACTAAATTAATTAATTATTTAAATATAATAGTTAATAATGAGAAAAGTTTTTTACAGATTAAACCTACAGAATACTTACAAGAATACTGGCCTAATGTTTCAATTACAGGAGTCCCTAAATATTTTGCCAATTTTACAGATGATGTTCTATTAATAGCACCTACGCCTGATAGCGGATATACGTGTCAATTAGGATATACTTCTAATATCGCTGGTTTATCTTCTAATGTAACAACTAATTGGTATTCGAATAACGCTCCATATGGTTTACTTTTTGGTTGTCTTTCTGAAGCAAATCTCTTTACAAAGAACATAGAAGACTATACAATATACAACAAAAAATACACCGAAGCGGTTGCTACGATTAACAATCAAGCTCGAAGAAGAAGAAGAACTGATTATACTTTTCCTGGCAGTCCTCTTGGTGAAAATACTTTAACAGGAGGACAATAAAATGGCGATCGTACAAGCACTTGCTAATAGTTTTAAAGAAGACTTGATGGATACCACTGCTAATCTGGAAGCTAACACTTTAAAGGTAGCTCTCTTTGATAACACAGCAACATTGAATGCTTCTACTACTGCATACGCGACTGCGAATGAAGTTACTGGAACTAACTACACAGCAGGTGGAGCAGCGATGACAGGTATGGCTGTTACGCTTGATGGAAGTACTGCTATTTTTGATGCTGATAATGTTTCATGGGCTAATGCAACAATCTCAGCTCAAGCTGCAGTGATTTATAATAATTCCTTTTCTAATGCAGCTATTGCTGTTCTAGATTTCGGAAGTGTTAAAACATCAACAAACGGTACATTCGAGATTCAGTTTCCAAATGCCAATGCTTCTACTGCACTGATCCGTATAACATAGGGAGGTAACTCCTTATGGCGAGTACATATGGACAAGGACAGTGGAATTTAGGTACATGGAATAATTCTGTTTCTGGTGCTATAATCACTGGAAATGCACTTACATCATCTTTAGGAACTGCTACTGCTACTGGAGAATTAAATAAAGGTTGGGGTAGAAGTGAATGGAGTCAAGGTCCATGGAATACTTTTCAAGGAGCTGTTCCAGTCACAAGCGCAGGACTTCTTACTACTTCTGTATCAAATGTTTCAATTCTTGAGGGAACTGGATCAATAATATCTCAAACTGGTGTATCAGCTGCATCTGATCTTAATTGGGGTGTTGGTTGGGGTAGAGATACTTGGAATACTGGAGAGTGGAATACTTATATTGGGACTGTTATTACAGGAACAGGAAGTATTTTTTCAATCACAGGTGAAGAATTAATATCTAATTTAGGTAGTATAACAGTAGGTGCAGGCGCTGGTATAGTTATTACTGGTGAGGACCTTACTCTTAATTTAGGTAATGTTACTACAACCAGTCAGAATATTATCGATATAACAGGTCAAGCTTTAACTGGTAATATATCTAATGTTACGATTACGGGAGGAGCATATTTTGCAGTTACAGGTTCACAAGCAAATACAGCCCTTGGAACTGTTACTACAGGATCAGCTGCTCATGTTACTATTACGGGTGAAGCTTTAACTTCTGGTTTAGGTACTATCTCCATATCAAGTGGACAGAATATCTCTATTACAGGTCAAGCTTTAACTGGTAGTTTAGCCAATGTTACTATAGCAGAGGGACATGGAGTGGTAACAACTGGAGTAAGTGGAGTTTCAGCATTAAATAATGTAGACATTTCCACAGAAAACAATATACTAATTACGGGAATGAGTTTAGAAATTACTGTACAAACTATTGTTCCATGGGGTAAAATAGATACAGGAGCTGCAGATATATGGACTGATATTACCACTGTTCAATAGAACAAAATTATTATATAAGGATTAAATTATGCCATCAAGTTATACATCAAGATTAAAACTAGAGAGACAAGCTTCAGGTGAAAATTCAGGTACGTGGGGCGATTTAGTTAATTACACATTTAATAGATTAGACGCAGGAA